CATGGATGGAGGGATAAAATGGCACCAAAATTTAGATGTTGGTTTAAAGATACTGGAACACAAGCTGCTCACATGGTTGAATGGCATGAATTAAGAGAATTCAAAGCATTGGGGGATTTACTTCAGTACAGCGGAGAAAACAAATCATTTCACCTCATGCAATCCACTGGCTTGAAAGACAAGAACGGCGTGGATATTTTTGAAGGCGACGTTGTAAAAGTATCTGACGGGGGCAACGAAGAAGACAGCTACACCAGTGTGGTTGAGAATTATGCGGACGAGGGTTACCCAGCCTTTGATATTGAAGCTCCCAGCTCGTGGTATTACGAAAGCAACGTTTTGTCTACAATTATGGGGGGAGATTACGAGACAATCGAAGTCATCGGCAATATCTACGAGAACCCAGAACTATTGGAGCAAACCTATGAAAACTAGTTATTCTATCATCATAATACTGCTACTGATGATCGCTGGTCTAAGTTGGCTATCCTATACAATAATTGACCAGCAGGAACAAATTGAGCAGTTAGAACAGCAGTTACAAGAAGTGCAAAGGAAGTATGAAATTATCAAAAATGATCCATTAGCTAAGGATGCAATGGAGGCAGGAGGGTGAGAAATGGCACTTGATGAAACGAGTCAAAGATTGCTTGCTAGTACCCGTGAATCGATTGAGCAAATAGTAAACGGTATATCGAATGCTTTTAGGCTATTCGGTGCTTCGATGGATGAAGCTGTTCTAAATATTAGAATCAAACAATCAAGAGATCCAAGAGTCAAGAAGTATCATCAAATCTATCGTAGGACAAAAAGATCCAGAATCAAGAAAAAGCAGCTGAAGAAAATCAAGGCTATTTTGTAGGTGGTGGATGACTATGACTTATATAGTGTTAGGATTCGTGGCAGTTGTTGCGATTATATTCGTAGGCGTTGTGGTTGGTAAGTCAATTGACAAAAGAGAGGAAGAGTTGATTGGGAAAGACGAAATCAAAGATCAAAAAGAAAAAGCGTAGATTACAACAAAAGGCAGAAGCTAATGGAACTGCTAAAAAGAAATAAAAAGCCGGATTTCTCCGACTGTTAAAAATATTTCCGTCAGAGATATTATAACATAAGGGGGAATGGCGGTCATGTCGCTATTTGATGTAAGCAAATATGAGGTGCCTGACAATAAAAATGTCGATATGGTATTGACCAGAAAGAACTTTGAAATATTTATACGTGCCTACAAAAATTCTCGCGAAAAAGCGGGTCAACCAAGAGTTCCAAAAGTCACTCAATCATTCAGCCTTATTCCTCCTTCGACATCTGGCAACAATGCAGGAGAAGCAGAAAGGCTTTTGATTCAAAGAGAAGATGATTTGAAAGAATTCCAAGAACTGCACCAATTGTTTGCCAAGGGATTTGCGGTTATATCGCACCCTTTTAAAACAGAGGTAACCGAGAGAAGACGGCAGATATTTATCTTAAGATACCTACAAGGGTTTACTGTGAATGAAATACTTGATCTGGTACCAGTAAGCAAAGATATTGTCACTGATGAATCAAAGGAAGCAATGCTTCAGTTCAGCTACGAATTAAAACTTGTAGTCAATAAATCGGAATCAACTCCGCTTATATCCAGCATTAAGGCGGAATAGATCCTGCAAAGTTCCGGTGCAAACTCCTCACTCAATGAGTTATTATGATAGTGTCAAAAAGATTAAGAGAGCCGGTTATTGGACTACTCACAAAATTCCAAATACCGAAAGGGGGCTAATTCCCTCATCGCTTTTTCTTCTAAAACAAAATAAAAAGACAGCACACTATTTGATGGAGGTGATTCCTCTTTTCAAAATTCGCTAGTGCTGTCTTTTTGTATACATAATTTTAAGGAGGAATCACTAATGCAAAGCTTAATTATTTGGCTGTCAGATGGGCAAACTATGAAGTTCGAAGATGTAAAAAATTTTAAAGAAGTTTCAACAGAAGATCTTGATTCGCTGCAATTTAATTATTTAGGTGTTTCAACTGGGGTAAGGCGGAATGCAGTCTTTATAGTTCCAAAGATAATGGGATGGGCATTAGAGGAGAAATCATGAAGGAATTTAGCAAAGTGAATGTACTAGGAACACAGTACACAATTTACAAAGATACAACAGAACTCGATAGAACTTTCATAAGTGGAGCTGATGGGATCACTGACTTCACTACTAAAGAAATATTCATTGCTCCCCTTGATGATGGTGATCCTAATAACATGCAGGATATGGAGCATTATGAAAAGAGAACCATAAGACATGAGCTTATTCATGCAATCTTATTTGAATCGGGGTTGGATCACAACAGTAAATGGGGAAGAGATGAAGAGATAGTAGATTGGATTGCAATTCAATTCCCCAAGTTGCTAGCTGTATTTCAATCTATAAACATTGAAACATTTTAGTACTCCATCACTTAAAGAAAGGACCCCGATACAATGGCGTTAAGAGCAGACAGACAAGGACCCCACAGGGTAGCCTTTGAGAAGAACAAAAGGGTACTGCTTAAAACTCACAACACTTGCGGCATTTGCGGTAAGCCTATTGATAAAACACTAAAGGCACCACATCCTTTGAGTCCAGTAGTGGATCACATTGTACCAATCAATAAAGGTGGTCATCCATCAAGCATCGAAAACTTACAGCTGGCTCACTGGACCTGCAACAGACAGAAATCTGACAAACTTTACTCGGTCAAAGATGAAGCGCCTAAAGTTGTAGGTAACAGAAACCTTCCACAAAGCACTGATTGGGCTTCTTATGGCGGTTGAATAATTTAGATACAATCATACCAAAAAGAAATTAGAAACTGATACAAGCGAAAAGAGAAGGGGGGATAGGTACCCCTCCGCCTTGGCGGCCGAGCTTCACGCCGTCACTGTACATTTTTTCTCGCGCGACTTTTTGAAAGGAGTGAAATAATGGAAATTTATGGCATTGAGTACCTAAGAAACAAGCTAGCTACACATAAAATTCGTGTTGATTTAAGGTATAGACAATACGATATGAAGAAGAATGAATCAAGCTTCGGAATCACAATTCCACCTGAAATAAGAAAAAGGTATCGATCAGTTTTAGGGTGGTGCGCCAAAGGGGTGGATGCTTTGGCTGATCGTTTAGTTTTTCGTGAATTTGAACATGATGATTTTGAAGTAAACGAAATTTTTGAAGCAAATAACCCGGATGTCTTTTTTGATAGCTTGGTTTTATCATCGTTGATTGCTTCTTGTTCATTCGTTTATATTTCAAAAGGCGAAGGTGATATTCCTCGTCTGCAAATTATTGAAGCAAGCAATGCAACAGGCATAATTGATCCAATTACTGGTTTGCTAACTGAGGGGTATGCAGTTCTCGAAAGAGATAAAGATGGAAAGCCATCTATCGAAGCATATTTTCTGCCTGGCTTAACTTATTACTATTATGCTGATGAAAATATACCAGACGAATCTATCGAACATAGTTTCGACTATCCGTTATTAGTGCCTGTGATTCACCGCCCAGATGCAGTTCGGCCATTTGGTCGTTCTCGTATTACACGATCCGGTATGTATTACCAGTCATACGCAAAACGTACACTAGAACGTGCAGATATCACCGCAGAATTTTACTCATTTCCGCAAAAATATGTTTTAGGAACAGATCAAGATTCAGAACCATTGGATACTTGGAAGGCAACCATTTCAGCGATGCTCGAATTTACAGTTGGAGAAGGCGACAATGTTCCAACAGTGGGACAGTTCACAACTTCAAGCATGACACCTTTCACAGAACAATTAAAAACTGCAGCTGCTGGATTTGCAGGTGAGACAGGACTTACATTGGATGATTTAGGATTTGTTTCTGATAATCCGTCATCGGTTGAAGCGATTCGGGCTAGTCATGAAAACTTAAGGCTAGCTGGACGTAAAGCACAACGATCGTTAGGATCTGGAATATTGAACGTAGCATTTATTGCTGCTTGTTTACGTGATGACTACCCTTATTTTAGATATCAGTTTGCAAAAACAATTCCTAAATGGGAACCATTATTTGAAGCTGATGCCAACTCGTTAACATTAATTGGAGATGGTGCGATTAAATTGAATCAAGCAATTCCAGGTTATATCAATAGCGAAATAATTAGAGATTTAACTGGAATAAAAGGTGGCGATAGTAATGGATAACGACATTGTTCCCGCATTACTTAATAAAATCAAAAATGAATTTAGTGAGCAGACAATCAACAGCCAGAAGTTGAAGTCTGCTTTTTCTTTGCTCAGAAATCGTAAGGCCACATATAAAAATGTAAATGAGTTTGCTATTGAAATTGGAGAAATATTAGCAAATGTATTAGGCAGCAATATCAGCATTGACATTCTTCCTGACGGGAAAATGTATTTTAATATTGCTGATCGGTTACTTAATGAAACGCTGAAAAATAATTACGATTTGATTTCAAATTTTGCTATTGATGTTCAAGAGCAATTAAACAAAGAAGCGGCAATTAAAATTAAAGGTCAGAAACCTGATTTCAATCAAGATAGGGTAAATGGTCTAGTAAATAAAATATCTGCAGCAGAAGATTTCGATTCTGTTAAGTGGGTATTAGGGGAACCAGTCGTTAATTTTAGTCAAAGTGTTGTTGACGATGTTATTAAAGCAAATGTAGATTTCCACGCGAAATCTGGACTAAGACCAAGAATCAACAGAACCTTAGTTGGCCATGCTTGTGATTGGTGCAGAAGTTTAGCTGGATCATTTGATTATTATGATTTACCAGATGATATTTACCGAAGGCACGAAAGGTGTAAATGTATTGTTGAATATAATCCGGGCGATGGTCGAAAACAAAATGTATGGTCAAAAGCTTGGACTGATCCACATAAGGATCAGAAAATTCAAGCTAGAAAAAACATAAATTTGAGAAAGGATGCGTGATCCAATATCTCCCAGCGACAGGGTTATCATGCACGATCGAGATTGAAAGGGGATAGTTTATGACTACTAAAGTGAAATTTGGTAATCAACATCCTACTCAATCGGTAATTATTCCATTTGATGAAACTCTATCTCAAGAAGCGATTAGCTACTATGAACGAAGCGGATTATCAGTATATGAATGGCAACGGAGTTTGCTAGCACCAATCATGGCAGTTGATGAAGACGGCTTATGGATTCATCAAAAATATGGGTATTCTATTCCTCGGCGAAACGGGAAAACTGAAATCGTGTATATGCGAGAAATATATGCGCTGGAAAAAGGTCAGAGTGTTTTACATACAGCGCATCGAATTAGTACTTCTCATTCGTCTTTTAAAAAGATGAAAAAGTACATGGAAATGATGGGGTATGTCGAGGGAAGAAAAAACGAAGGCGCAGATTTCAATTCAATTAAAGCCAAAGGGCAAGAAATGATTGAATTGTATGAAACCGGAGGCGTAATTCAATTCAGAACACGGACATCTAGTGGTGGACTTGGTGAGGGATTCGACCTTCTTGTGATTGATGAAGCCCAAGAATACACCAAAGAACAAGAATCAGCCCTAAAATATACTGTTACTGATAGTGACAACCCCCAAACAATTATGTGTGGTACACCACCTACGCCGGTTTCGAGTGGAACTGTTTTTACGGGTTATCGCGATACTACGCTATTCGGTAAATCGAAATATTCTGGATGGGCCGAATGGTCAGTAGAGGATATGAAAGATATCCATGATGTTGACGCTTGGTACAATTCCAATCCTTCATTAGGTTATCATTTGACCGAAAGAAAGATTGAAGCGGAACTTGGTGATGACAAACTCGATCATAACATACAGCGTTTAGGGTACTGGCCTAAGTACAATCAAAAATCTGCTATTTCTGCTGGTGATTGGTCAAGGTTAAAAGTAGCAGCTCTACCTGTATTGAAGGGTCCGCTGTATGTTGGTATCAAGTATGGGAATGATGGCCAGAATGTTGCAATGAGTATTGCGGTTAAAACTTTATCGGGAAAAATATTCGTTGAAACAATTGATTGTGTGTCTGTAAGGAATGGCAATCAATGGATCATTAATTTCTTAAAAAACGCTAACGTGAATGCAGTGGTCATTGACGGTGCCGGTGGTCAAAATATTCTAACTAAAGAAATGGAAGATTTTAAACTCAAAGCGCCAATCCTTCCAAAAGTATCCGAAATCATTACTGCCAATTCATTATGGGAACAAGGGATATTTCAACAAACAATTTGCCACAAAGATCAACCTTCTCTAAGTTCAGTAGTAACGAATAGCGAGAAGCGTAATATCGGCAGCAATGGTGGATTTGGTTATAAATCGCAATTTGAAGATAGAGATATCTGTTTAATGGATAGTGCATTATTAGCACATTGGGCTTGTAGTATTAAGAAGCCTAAGAAAAAACAACAAAAAAGGTATTAGACGACTATTTAGCGGTAGTCGTTTTTTAATACACAAAATTACCGAACTGCCGGGCAAGCAGGAGAAAGGAAGTTTGTATTATGACATTCAAAGCAATTGAAACACAAGAGGAACTGGACCGAATTATTCAGGAGAGATTGAGTCGTGAAAAAGGAAAGCTCGCTGATTACGATAAGATCAAAACACGTAATGCTGTATTAGAAACAGAAGTAGATGCTTTGAAATCCACAATCGAAGAAACAAACAATGCCGCTAAGACTCATGAGCAAACAATAGCTGATCTTAATAAACAAATCGCTGAGAAAGAAACAGTGAATTTGCGTACAAGAATTGCATTGCAAAATGGATTACCTATTGATTTAGCGGATCGCTTGGTTGGAGATGATGAAGAAAGTATCAAAGCTGATGCAGAACGGTTAGCGAGTTTTGTAAGTAAGAAACAAACGCCGCCACCTTTGAAAAATACTGAAAATAATTTAGGTGAAGGAAAAGATGGCGCTTATAAAAATCTAATTGAAAATCTTAATTTAGAAGGAGAGTAATATTATGTCAACATTATCAAAAGGAAGTTTATTTGATCCAGAATTAGTTACAGACCTTATTAACAAAGTGAAAGGAAAAAGTTCTTTAGTAGCTTTATCTCAACAAAAGCCGATTCCATTTAACGGTCAAAAAGAATTCACTTTCACTATGGATTCTGAAATTGATATCGTTGCAGAAAATGGGCAAAAAAGCCATGGTGGTATTTCAATTGCACCATTGACAATTGTACCAATCAAAGTTGAATATGGCGCTCGGATTTCTGATGAATTTATTTATGCTTCAGATGAAGACAAAATTGATATTGTCAAAGCGTTCAATGATGGTTATGCTCGTAAATTAGCACGTGGGTTAGATTTGATGGCGTTTCATGGCATCAATCCTCGTTCCGGTACGGCATCTGCAGTCATTGGTACCAATCATTTTGACAGCAAAGTAACGCAAACAGTTGACTTTAATGCAGCAGATCCAGATGTAAACATTGAAACGGCTGCTTCAATGGTACAAGGTGCGGAAGGTGCAATTTCGGGTATGGCGATGGATCCGCAGTTTTCAGCTGCCTTAGCATCTTATAAAGTGAACGGTGTTAAACAATTTCCAGAATTAGCCTGGGGTGCAAATCCGGGAGCTGTTCGTGGAATCCCAACTGATATCAATCGCACAGTATCTAACGGAGGGAATGACTTGGTTATAATTGGTGACTTTGCCTCCATGTTCAAATGGGGATATGCAAAAGAAATTCCACTAGAAGTTATCAAATATGGTGATCCTGATGGCAGCGGAAAAGATTTGAAAAATTATAACCAAGTATACTTACGTTCTGAAACCTATTTAGGCTGGGGAATCATGGATGGAAGTAGCTTTGCACGTGTGATCAAACCTGCAGGAGGCGGACAGTAATGGAATATAAAAACACAAAAACAGGGGTTACTTTCAGTAGCCCTTGTGTTGTTTCTGGTGGCGATTGGGTCTTAGTTGCAGATGAGCCAAAAACTGATGAAGAACCAAAAGCGATTAATGAAGAAGAAACTGAAAATAATGCTGATGAAACTAAAACGCCAGTTGATGCTCCAGAACAACAAGCCGATGAAAAAGATGAACAAGTGGCTGGATTAGAAGGCATTACTAAAAAACAAATCATGCAGGAATTAGACGCATTTGGCATCAAGTATAACCCTAGCTCTAAAAAACAAGAATTGTACGATTTGATGATGCAAGGGAAGTGATTTCATGGCAGCCTTTGCAACTATTGATGATTTGTCAAACCTATGGCGTGCCCTTAAGCCAGAAGAAATTACACGTGCTGCTGAATTACTTGATGTCGTTTCTGATTCCTTACGAATGGAAGCTGATAAGGTAGGTAAAGATTTGGACAATATGATTAGTATGAAACCAGATTACTTTTTGAATGTTGTCAAATCAGTAACTGTTGATGTTGTAGCTAGAACATTAATGACATCAACTGATCAGGAGCCTATGACCCAGTATGCAGAAGGAGCACTGGGTTATTCTGTTTCTGGATCGTACCTTGTGCCGGGTGGCGGTTTATTTATTAAAAACAGCGAATTGAGCCGCCTTGGTTTAAGACGGCAACAGATGGGAGTGATTGAACCTTATGGCAATTTTGAAAGGAATAACAATTCAATTGGTGGATTTGACAAAGACGGGAACTGATCCATTCGGGAATCCAATCTACGAAGAAGCAGATATTGATGTTGAAAATGTCTTAGTTACTCCTACTTCCACTGATGATATTGTCAACCAACTTACTTTAACTGGAAAAAAAGCTGTATATACGTTAGCAATCCCGAAAGGAGATACTAATGATTGGGAAGACAAAGAAGTAAAATTCTTTGGTAAACGATGGAAAACCTTTGGCTTTCCTACAGAGGGTATCGAAGACTTAATCCCACTTGATTGGAATAAGAAAGTAATGGTGGAACGTTATGGCTAAGATGAAATTCAAGTTGAACCGGAGTGGAGTAGCAGCTCTAATGAAGTCCAATCAGATGCAAGGTGTATTAGAAGAGAAAGCAACTGGTGTGAGAAATAGAGCTGGCGAAGGTTACAAACAAGATATTTATGTAGGTAAAACGAGAGCGAATGCGATGGTATATGCGGATACATACCAAGCAAAAAAAGACAATATGAAAAATAATACCCTCTTAAAGGCGGTGCGATAAATGATTGAAATTGTGATCAAGAATTTTCTTGATAGTCATTTGTCTGTGCCATCTTTTTTAGAAAAACAAGGGAAGATGCCAGAAAGCTATGTTCTATTTGAAAAGACTGGTAGTGGTGAAAGTAATCATATTTCTTCTTCAACGTATGCATTTCAAAGCTATGCACCAACATTATATGAAGCAGCTGTGTTGAATGCTGAATTAAAGGCAGTTTTAAAAGAATTGATTACACTTGATGAAATTAGCAGAATCAAGTTGAACAGTGATTATAACTATACGGATACAACTACGAAAGAATACCGATATCAAGCTGTTTTTGATATCACTCATTATTAGGAGGTAATAAAATGTCAGATGCAAAAAATGTATCAACAGCTAAACCCAAGGTAGGTGGAGCTATTTATTCGGCACCATTGGGAACAACAGTACCCAAGAATGCTAAAGAAGAATTGAATGCTGCTTTTAAACCTTTGGGTTACATTTCAGAAGACGGTATGACTAACTCAAATACTCCATCAAATGAAAATATTAAAGCTTGGGGAGGGGATACTGTTGCTTCGGTACAAACCGAAAAAGAAGACACTTTTACGTATACGTTGATTGAAGCAACAAACGTTGAGGTACTTAAAGAAGTCTATGGATCAACAAATGTGTCCGGTACTTTAGATACTGGAATTACGATCAAAGCTAATTCAAAAGAATTAGAAGAACATGCGATTGTTGTTGATATGATCCTAAAAGGCGGCAACTTGAAAAGAATCGTTATTCCGACCGCAAAAGTATCAGAAATCGGTGAAATTACTTATACAGACGCAGATGCAGTAGGTTATGAAACAACTATTACTGCTATTCCGTCTGATGATGAGGGAAATACTCACTTCGAATACATTCAGAAACCAGCAGCTAGTACAGGAGGTTCAGGTCAATGATTAAAGGGGAAACAAATTCAGGGTTTAAGTATTCTATCGAAAAAAAACGATTAGATAATTATGAACTTTTAGAAGTAATTAACGAAGTTGGCGAAAATCCTACACTTATTCCCAAAGCCTTAAAACTTTTGCTTGGACAAGAGCAAGCCAATGCATTAAAAGAGCATGTACGTGATGAAGATGGTATTGTTCCAGCTGAAAAGATGATAGAAGAATTGGGGGATATTTTTCAAAACCAAGCACAAACAAAAAACTCTTAATCCTCGCCGGAATGATTAGTGTAGATGAAGATGCACTAGTTTGTGATTTGGCTGAAACTTATCAAATTTATGATTATAAACAGCTGCCAGCTTCTATGGTAGCTGTTTTTTCTTGCGGTTTGAGAGAAACGTCCAGAATAAAAATGAAGCTAAGTGGACAAAAAATACCTCTAGACACTCTACTTTTGGCAGGGATTAGTGATAATTTAAGGCTTTTGCTTTGGACGAAAACTAAAGATGGACAAAAAAATGTAAATCGGCCTGAGTCAATATTACATAAATTATCCGAAAATAATCCGCGTGAGAAAGAAGAAATCATATTTGATTCTGGTGAGGATTTTACTCGTATGAGAAAACAACTGATTGGAGATTCAACGAATGGGGGTGAAGAATAATGGCGATAGAATTAGGACAAGCTTTTGTACAAATCATGCCTTCTGCCAAGGGAATCAGCGGATCCATAACAAAACAATTGTCTGGCGAAGCTGATGCAGCAGGGAAAAGTGCTGGAAATTTAATTGGCGGTAAGCTAGTTGCGACGATCGGGGGAATTATTGCAGCGGCTAAAATTGGCGAACTTATAACTAAAGGTATTTCTGCTTCTTTGTCAGAGGGTGCCGCTTTGCAACAATCGCTAGGAGGAATTGAGACTCTTTTCAAGGGCAGTGCAGATAAAGTCAAGCAGTACGCCAATGAGGCATATAAAACTGCTGGATTATCAGCAAATGATTATATGGAAAATGTCACAAGTTTCAGTGCAAGTTTATTGCAATCTATGGGTGGTGATACTGAAAAGGCAGCTGAAAAAGCAAATATGGCAATGGTTGATATGTCCGACAATGCTAATAAAATGGGTACAAATATGGGCGATATTCAGAATGCCTACCAAGGTTTTGCCAAACAAAACTATACTATGTTGGATAACTTGAAACTCGGATATGGCGGAACAAAAACGGAGATGGAACGACTTCTTGCTGATGCCACTAAGCTAACAGGTGTTAAATATGATATCAACAATTTGAGTGATGTTTATAGTGCGATTCATGCAGTTCAAGAAGAACTAGGTATTACTGGAACAACAGCTAAAGAAGCATCTGAAACATTTAGTGGTTCATTTGCGGCAATGAGGGCGGCTTTTTCTAATGTATTAGGTAAGCTCAGTTTAGGGGAAGATATTATACCTTCTCTTCAAGCATTAGCACAAACCACCTCAACGTTTTTATTCGATAACTTCATTCCAATGGTCGGAAATATTTTGAAGGGTCTGCCAGTAGTGTTTTCTACCTTGTTTCAAGAAGCTGGTCCAAGGTTTCTCGAAGGTGGAGAAGCATTGTTATCACAATTAGGAATTGGGATCGATGGAGGTTTGTCAAAGTTGTTGGGAAATGTTCGAAACGCAATTGACCCTATAATCAAAGCATTTAGAACAGCTTTTAGTCAGCTACCCCAGTTGTTTCAAACTGTTGTGTCATTAATAACTCCGATTATTAGTACAATTGCTACGGCATTTACTAAACTTGATTTTAGTGGATTACAGGCTTTAATTTCTGCAATTATCCCAGCAATTACAAATGCGTTCAGTACAATGTTGAGCATTGTCAGTCCTGCAATCGATATGGTCGTCAATTCTTTTGTGAAAATGTGGAATGCAGCTCAACCGTTGATAGCAGTTCTTTCGGATGCATTAATGCCAGTTTTACAAGTGGTTGGGGCCTTTCTCGGAGGTGTATTTAAAGGAATCCTGATTGGAGTATCTGCTACATTTGATACAATAACTACTGCTATAGGATTTTTGACACCAGTAATCTCATTTTTAGTAGATGCTTTTAAGGCATGTGTGCCAGCGTTAACTCAAGTTGCAGAATGGGTTGGAACAGTTATTGGCTACTTTGCAAATCTTGGTGGTGCAGGAACATCCCTCAAGTCAATTTTGACTGGTTCTTGGAATAATATAAAGGCGATTATCTCCACCGTTGGAAAAAGTATAGGTTCTGTTATTACTTCAGTAAAATCTTTCTTTACAAGTGCAGGGGCTTCCGGGAACGTTTTGAAAAGTATAATTAGTGCTGCATGGAATGGAATTAAATCAGTCATTTCAACTGTAGGAAATGTCATTGGTAGCGTTATAAGCAGAATCCGATCCGTTTTCAGCGGGCTTTCAAGTGCAGGTAATTCTCTTCGTTCAGGTATTTCTGGAGCTTGGAATGGCATGAAGAGTGTAGTTTCAAGTGTTGCTGGCAGTATTAAAAATGTTGTAAATGGTGTAAAAAATGTATTTAACAGTTTGAAAAATATAAGTTTAAGTGGAGCTGGACGAGCAATCATGAATGGGTTTCTCGGTGGACTAAAGTCAGCATGGGAAGGCGTTAAAAATTTTGTTGGTGGTATTGCTGACTGGATAAAGGAACATAAAGGGCCAATCAGCTATGACAAGAAATTGTTGATACCAGCAGGGAAAGCAATTATGGGCGGATTTAATGATAGCTTAAAAGAAAGTTTTAAAAACGTACAAAAAAGTGTTTCAGGAATGGCTGAAAGAATCAGTAATGAGTTTAGTCCATCAGGCCAGATGGTTCTTGAAGCAAGCAGAATAAATAGTTCAATAGCGGCAAGTCAATTAGCCAGTAAGACATATACACCTGAATTAGCAGTAAGTTCTTCTGCAGATGGAAGCGTGTTTGAAATACCTGTGACAGTTGAAATAGAAGGCAGAAAAATGGGGAAAGCTACAGCTAAATTCACTTGGGAAGAGATTCAGAAGATGCAACGTAGGCAAAAGAGAAATCAGGAGGGGATTGCGTGGTAACAGTTACGTATGCAGGCTATGATATTACAAAATATATGATAGTTACCTCTCTCGATAGAGGATTATTGCCAGAAATTGATTATCAAACACAAAAAGTTGGTCGGTCTGATGGTGAAAAATATGTTGATCGATCGATCGGTAGAAGAACAATTCCAATGGGATTCGCACTAGTAGGAAATGTAAACAAAAAAAGGCGCATACTTGCAGAAATCGTTGCTCAAAAAGGACCTCAACCATTAATTTTTAGTGATGAACCAGATAAATGTTGGTATGCAATCCCAACTGGCGATGTCGAAATTGATGATATTGTTAGAGCTGGTAAGGGTACGATCAATTGGATTGTACCAGATGGCGTTTCTTATGATGTTAATCCTCGGATATTTTCTAATATCTCGATTGATAGTGCAGAGAATCAAGTTTTAGATCCGGAATTTCGAAAGAAAGATAAGTATTACAAACAATGGACCGCTCGATTAAATGAAACGAACGGTGCTCATAATATCTTGGGTGCTGATCTAAGTGATACAAACACTATTGCTGATAAAGGTGAAGTAAAGTACAACGGCTTTTATATCATGCAAAATAGCAACAGTACAACGCGGAATTTATCTGAGCTGAAACAAGGAGACAAGGTTTGGGGACGTGTAGCACTAAGAATAGATAAGGCATTGCAAGGAGATACAAACGGATCAAAAAGTGCGGTTGCGGTGATTCAAGAATTAGATTATGCAGGCGGTAAGGTTCTTGCTTCTCATGAAGCGAAACCTGCCGCTTTAAATTTGGGCAATTTCCAAAATCTAGATATTCATTTTACTATTTCAAATCCAAATACCAAGGCACTAAATCTGATCACCTGTTTAGCATTAGGAAGTGCAGTTTCTTATTCAAAGCCGCAGTTTAACTTAGGGGAAAAGCTCGCAGATTTTGCCGAACCAACCGCTCAATTGGCCGATTATGTTGCTGTGACAAATCACGGAACATATAAAGCTTGGCCAATTCTCAGGGCAACTATGAACGGTGAAAATGGTCTTGTGGGTGTTGTCAATCCGGACGACGGTATTCTGCAATTTGGTAATGCAGAAGAGCTTGATGTGATTGAAGGGCAACGAACAGATAAAGTCATCAGTATTCCAATGAGGAATAATGCTAGTAAATTTGAGTTGAACAGTCCTAAGGCAAAACCGGATTACCCAAACTATGGAGGAAATCCAGATACGCCAAACAAAATCGGCGGGGACGTTGATTGGACAACGAGAGCCGATGTTGTGATGCCAATCTGGCCAGAGAATCACGATGGTGTTTGGGCAGGACCAACCTTATATACTGACATTCCCAAAAATACAAGCAATCTAGATACCGGGAACTTCACATATAGAAGTCGATTTGACTTCGAACCTACTAAGACTACTTCCGGACGTTTGACATTTACTCTGCAGAATAGTTCATTGGGAAGTATTGTTTCTTGTGTGATACGTGATAGTTCAAGAGTCAGAGAAGAGCTTATCGTAGAATTTAGTTGTTTTGATAAAGTTCAGAAGCGTTTGACACTTGACCGAAAAGAATGGACTGGGCGCTTTTGGGAGATTCAGATTCAAAGAACGAGTGATACAACCGTGGAATGGAAATTTTCCAAGTGGAAGGCTTTTAGCGGTGAAGGAATTATTGCCTCAAAAGCGGAGGTTTTTTCAGCAACCTTACCTGAAATTTCTGGTGTGGGTATTGATGGACTTTGCACTTGGTTTCAGAAATGGGGCGATGATCCGACTAATGAGCATGCCCTATATATGACATGGACTGATTGTAAATTTTATTGGGATAACGAAACAACGTTTACTAATATACCCAATCTATTTGATGATGGGGATGTTTTGGAAATTGATGTTTTAAATCGCAAGGTATTTTTGAACGGATTTGAAAACTTTAAACTTCATGCATTGGGCAATACCTGGGAACGATTTGCGGTGGAGCCAGGGACAACAACATTCTTACCCGTTGCTAGTAGTTGGGCAAATATTTTTGATTTTGAAGTAGAACTAAGGGGGGCATATATCTAATGGATTTTTACTTTACAGATCGAAAATTTAATTTATTGGGAATCGCCTCTACCAGTTCTGATGCACCAATTTCAATTTTTAATGATCAAGATATTCTTAGTATAAGCGCTGCCTCTCGAACGTTTGAGGGGACGCTTATTTTTTCGGCTAAAGAACGAGATCAAGTCAAATCCATGGCCAACTATGGGAACTATATTTTGTATAAAGATGAAAATGGCCAATCAATTTTTATGACGATCATGGAAATTGAACACGATCCGAAAGAGGGCGAACATTTCATTCGAGCAGAAGATGCAGGAATGGATCTGATCAATGGGTTGGTGGATGCATATAGTGCAACCAAAGCGATGACATTTGCAGAATATTTCAAACTGTTTGCCGGAGATACTGGTTTTGAAATTGGTATCAATGAAATCAGTAATCTCAGTCGCACGTTAAAATGGGAGAGTGAAAGTCAGACGATTCTCGCTCGTTTACTCTCGTTAGCTACTCAGTTTGATAATGCAGAACTGAGTTTTTCATTTGAAATTACAGGAACACAAGTTGTTAAGCGATACGTGGATGTTCATAAAAAAAGAGGAGCAGATAAACGAATTACCTTGTATATGGATAAAGATATCAATAATATTGTGACCAAAGCCAATATCTATGATCTATGTACAGCTATTGTGGCAACTGGTGGTACGCCAGAAGGCAAGAATGAACCAATTAACTTAAAAGGGTATAACTACAAAGATCCAAATGGGCGATTTGTTCTAAACAAGACAACTGGTGTCATGCAAGACATGGAGTCAGTGAAGATTTGGAGTCGATTACTATCAAATAATAATCAAAATCCTAATGCCGGACATATCCAACGTGTCAAAACCTACGAAACGACTGATCAAAAAACACTTTGCGACAATGTTATCCGGGAGCTTGAAAAAGCGAGTCAACCAGCGATCAATTATGAAACTGATATTGCAAATCTACCGGACAACGTAAAGATAGGCGATACGATTTATTTAGTAGACGAGAATGAAAAACTGTTCTTGAGCGCTCGTGTTCTTGAACTTACAAGATGCTATTCTACTAATGAATACAAGGCTACACTGGGAGACTATCTGATTCAAGATGGAGGAATCAGCCAATCGCTCAAAGAGTTAGCTGATCAATTAAAGCAAGCCACTACTTATGTATGGATCCGTTATGCAGATGATGAGGAAGGGAATGGAATCAGTGCTTTGCCGGCCGGAAAAACCTATATTGCGATTAAGCAAGTGCTAGGTGTCCCAACAGCCAGTGATGATCCGGCAGATTATCGGGGGCTCTGGGTAAAATTTGTGGGGGAAGGTGTTCCTGGTCCGCCTGGTGAGAATGGTCAGCCAACATACACATGGCTAAAGTATGCGGATGATTATCAAGGCACTAATATGACCGATGATCCCACTGGAAAATATTATATTGGACTAGCTACAAACAAGTTGACCGCAACTGAATCGAACGATCCAAAAGACTATAAATGGCAGCTTGTCAAAGGCGAAGATGGGCAAGATGCACATATCTATCAAGCGTATTCATGGAGTGCGGACGGAGAGGATAGATTTACGACTGTTTATCCGAATGAAAACTTAATGATTAACACGCAAACCCCTACCTCAACTAGCGGACCATCAGTCAAAGGCATAACAGCAGTTGCAAATGAAACTATTACAGTGTACGACGGAATTTTGAAACAGGAAAAGAAAGCAACTAGTACGACGGAATTTTATTATCGATTTATGAATACAACGGAAGGTAACTTAGCACTTACAGACTTAAAGCCGGGCAAGTCTTACACATTAAGTCTGGAACTTAGAGCGAACTTAGTTTCTGGTGGCTACGTAGTATGGCGTGCGCAGTATAGAAAAGCGACAGGAAACTGGGTAAATGTAACAGGTTGGGGTGATAGAATTGAGGGCGTATCTGGCGACTTTAAGAGATTTGAAAAAGTGCTGGATATACCTAGCGACGCGGTTACTTTATATTTCTCTTATCAGGCCTATAGCTCGTCAGCGCAGGCACCAGAAGTTGGTACAATTGTCGAGTTTCGAAAAGCTAAACTTGAAGAAAACGGTCATGCAACAATCTACACGCCATCTCCTAGCGAAGACTTTCTCAACGCATATCCTTCTTATGTAGGAACTTATACAACATTTGATGATGTTCAATCAACAAATCCAGCTGACTATACGTGGCAACGAATGTTAGGTTTATCAGGCGAAGATGGGAAGGATGGGGAACAAGGTCCACAAGGGGTACCAGGACCAAAAGGGGACAACGGTCAAACTTATTACACTTGGTTGAAGTATGCAGATACGCCAACAAGTGGAATGTCTGACAGCCCAACTGGAAAGACCTATATCGGATTGGCATACAACAAAGCAACAGCCACCGAGTCAACAAACTATGCCGACTACACTTGGTCATTGATCAAAGGATCAGATGGAGCTCAGGGGCCCAAAGGAGATAATGGACAAACACTTTATACGTGGATTAAGTATGCTACATCAGCTACCGGCGCAGGAATGTCGGATAGTCCAACAGGCAAGACTTACATTGGATTAGCCTACAACAAAACAACTGCTAATGAAAGCACCAACGCTGCTGATTACTCCTGGTCTTTGATTAAAGGAGATAAAGGTGATACAGGGCCAACTGGACCTCAAGGACCACAGGGACCAGCAGGACCGAAAGGCGATCGTGGCATTATGGGCGTTGCCTATATGCAACCTACTCAGCCTAGCGATACCACAGAAGGAGCCACATGGTTTCAAACTGAATCGTCAACAAGTGATAAAATTATTGCGGTATACACATACAAGAGTGGTTGGCAAAAAAAGAAGTACGCTAGTGCAACATTAGCAGTTGAATCTCTGGATGCATTGAGTGCTGATTTAGGCAAAATCACTGCTGGAATAATAAACGGAGTAGAAATCCAAGGAGATGGATTGTATTCTGATTACGATTATCAAATAGCTGAAGGAAGTACGGTTTGGCGAAAAGGCCGGCTTTCTATGTCAGGCGGGTACTTCCGAAATGACTTCCAAACGTATGTAAAAAGCACTGGGGAAATTCAAAATAATGGTTTCTCACAATTCAGCCATGAAGATCTTCAATTTGTCGTATTTAACGGGTCGCAAAAAACGAAAGCAGATAGGTATCTTTCTATAAATCCTTACAGATTTACAATGACCGATAGCCGAGGGCTGGGTGGTAATCTAACTTTTCAGGATCTATATAATATAGGAAAAACAGGAATTCCTGCAGCAAGCGGTTGGTCCCAATATTCAACAAGTCCATCGAGCGGCAATTTTCCTAGCGCAACCAGATTAGGACGTATGGTCCAAGTGAGTGGAGCCTTTAAAAATAATAGTACACTACCAAATACAAACGATGCTTATGTTGTAGGTGTACTTCCGGTAGGATTTAGACCTCAAATGCAAGTAAAGTATTTAGGTAAAGGAGCTGGAACGACAATATTCATGGTCACTATCGATACGAATGGTGAAATATCAATTAGCTATCGATTAGGCTGGACGGGAAGTAGCTTCGGATATTTAACAAATAATGCAAATGATATTTTCAATATAGCTGGAGTCTTTTCAGCGGCAGACGTGTAGGAGGCAGACGATGACAGCTAAAGAAAAATATAAAGAATTGTATATCAAGCATGTTATTAAAGAAAAGAGTTCAACCACAGAGGAAATGGATGAGCTCTTTTCTATTGTTTTAGAAGAATTCGATGATGATCCAGAAAAAATGAGCGAATTTATTCAGTCTATTGTAGATGAAAATTCCGAGAGCCAACCGTCAGAGTTAGATTTATTGAAACAAGAAAATGAAGAGTTGAAACAGACAGTAAAATCTATGCAAGAGGAATCTGAGATGGTCCAAACTGCTTTTATGGAAATATCAGATTATGTTTTCTCAAAGTAAAGGAGGAGTGACAAATGGAATTTTCAGCGTTGAAAATGTTATATGCAACACACGTAATTGAAGGAAAACGCACAATCGAAAGTGTGCCAGATATTTTACGAGAAGATGTTGCAAAAATTGTTGACGAAGCAAAAAAGCCAGAAGGAACCAAAGAATAGGATATTTAGCAGCAGGAGCAATCGGCTTAATAGTCGGTTGCTTTTTATTTCAGGGAAGTAGGTGGCATAGGTGGAAATAGAAAAGCAGGTCCAAGCACATGAGGAGCGGTTAAAACAGCATGACAAAGAGTTGGGGCGTCTTAATGACGTTACACTGGAAATGCAAAAATCGATGAATGAAGGTCTAGCACGAGTTGATGAATCAAACCGTTTCTTACGTGAGCAAAACACACGGCAAAGCGAACAAAATGCGGAAATCCTTCGTGCAGTATTGCAAAGAAATGAAAAGTCTGATGAACGCAAGTATGAACTAAAAATGCTCGACAAAACGAATATGTGGAAAATGATTCTTGGAATTGGTGCGTCAGCAGGGGCAGTATTCGCATTCGTCTTAGAATTAATAAAATTTTTTGGAGGTAGATAAACATGAACAATATTAATTGGAAATTACGTTTGAAAAGTAAGGCTTTTTGGTTGGCAGTTATTCCAGCACTAGCACTAGCAGTGCAAGCAATTGCTGCAGTATTTGGATTTGAGTACGATTTTGGTGACTTGGTCAATAAACTGATTGTTGTAGTAAACACAGTATTTGCAGTGCTAGTGATTATTGGTATCGTTAATGATCCAACAACTACAGGTATCGCGGATAGCCAACAGGCGCTTACTTATGATCAACCAAAAAGCGATACGGTTGATTACGGCGATGGCCAAGAATTTACAGACAAGAAGGAGTAGCCAATCGGCTGCTCTTTTTTAATACAGAAATTGGAGGAATCAGTAATGAAACAAGAAATTACGAAGAGGTTTGAAAAATTACATGTGTTTGTAGAAACAGAGATCAAAAGTATTGCATATCAGCTTTTAGAAGAGCATGAGACGTACGAAGAAGCTCTTCAATCCTTGGTTGATGGTTATTCGAGTAAATACAAGTTGGACGATCTAATCTATTCGGAAATTTATAAAAAAATGATAAAACAAGCCACTAAATAAATAGCAGCTTGTATAAAATTATCGTTCTCCACGAAGAATAGAGTTCGTTCTATTTTTACGAGCTATGTTTTCAGAAACATGTTTCGCTAAATCACGATCTTTGGAGAATTCTTTCAAAATCTTTTCCAATGCTAAAGAAAGTTCTTTTGATTGAGCGACTCCATGATCAGAAAGTATTTGTTCAATCCGCTCTGCTCTCATGAGTACACCTCCTTATCAGTTATTTCAGCCGACCACTCACTGATAAGGAGAGTATATCAAAAATAATAACAATCGGAGGAATAAAAAATGAGCTTTATTAAATACGAGTATATCCGAATCAACAAATTTTCTCGTCCAGGAATTAAAAATTCTGGAATCAAAGGCTTGATCATGCATTATACTGCGAACAACGGAGGAACTGCACGAAACCATAAAAGCTACTTTAACAACCTGAATGGTGTTTATGCTTCTGCTCATTTGTTTGTGGATGATGAGGAAGCTATTTGTATCATTCCATTGAATGAAGTGGCTTACCATGCAAATGACATTCAAAAATATGTTAACGGGCAACCGTATTATCCATTAAGAAGTATTATTGGCAATGCCAATTATTCAACAATCGGAATAGAAATGTGTTTGGATAGAAACGGGAAGATCACTGAAAAGACATTCCAAAATACAGTAAAAGTAGTAAAAGAGTTGATCGCTAAGTATCCAAATATTACACGAGACAAAATCTGGCGACATTATGATGTTACTGGCAAGAATTGTCCAGCGCCTTGGGTAGCAAAACCAAGTGAGTTAGAACGATTCAAAGATGCAGTGTTTGGAGAATCAAACAGTTCTAAACCAGCAGGAAAACCAAGCAAGCCTTCGGTTAAGCCAAGTTACACTAGAATTCCAGAAGATGGGATGTTTGGCCCAGGAACAGCTAATCGGGCGATGGAATACGAAGGAATGACACCGGATGACGAGATCAGTCATCAATATCGGCAAGCGTGTAACAAGAATCTGTATGCAGCGAAATTTGATAAAACATTGATTGGATCGAATCTTATTCGTACATGGCAAAAACGATTGAAAGCCAAAGGATTCTACAAAGGGGCAATCGATGGACTGTGTGGAACAGAGATGATTAAAGCCATGCAACGTGCGTTAAAGACTACGGTTGATGGTATTATCAGTCCAGTTTCTGATATGGTTCGAGCATTGCAAAGAGCGTTGAACAACAATAAACTTCCATGGTAAACTAATAGCCCGCTTTTGCGGGCTTATACATAGTGTTTATTTGTGTCACTTTTAAAAAAGGATAAGTTGTATAAAAATCCTATTTACAAAATTGTTTTGAAAGGTGATAATTAATAAAAACGTATTCGAGGTGTCCTAATGACTGCTGAAATAGCAATTTTAAATAAAAGTGGCATAGTATTAGCGTCTGACTCAGCTTCAACAATAGGTGACAATAAAGTATATAATTCTGCAAGGAAACTATTTACGCTTAGTTCAAATCATTCTGTGGGTATTATGGTTTATGGAAATGGTGAATTTATGGAAACTCCTTGGGATATCATAATAGGGGAATATAGGAAGTACATAGGAAACACAAAACAGAGTAAAATAGAAGATTATGCAAATTCTTTTGTAGAATATTTGAGAACAAACAAATTTTTAAAGAACGATGAAATTCAAGATAAATATATTAAAGTCTTTATAAGTAAGGTAGTTAATACGGTTTTCTCAAACACGGAGGAGACAATTAATTTTCTGATATCACAGGGGCAAAAAATTGATTCAGAAGTCTTGATTGCTCTGTTACGAGAAGCAATTAAGAATATCAAAAACCAATTTGGGCAAGAATATATTATAGAATTAGATGCAGCTAAATTTAAAGAAAAGTATTACCCTCTTTTTTTAAGTGTTCTTTATAATATCTCAACTATAGATGAAGTTTCGGAAGCCATAAGTTTTGATTTATTTGAGTTGATTTATTTTACGCTAATCAGAGATAACTTATTCCTCTCAGCAACAGGAATTGTGATTGCAGGATACGGCGAGGACGAGATTCTTCCATCTTTGATTTCGTTTAGAATATATTCTTTTATTATGAATGAATTTAAATATTCCTCCTATGTTAACGCTCGAATTGGTCAAGGACATTCAGAGCTTAAGTCGACTATAATCCCTTTTGCTCAAGATGATGTTGTAAATACTGTTGTTCAAGGTATTGATCCACAGTTATCTCAATTTCTTGCTGATCAATCTGTGAAATTTGACGGTATAGAGAAGGAAAAGTATACTGAAATTATAGATCACTTGTCTGAAATACAACGGAAAATGTATATAGACCCGATGTTGGACATGATTGCATTATTGCCAGTTGAAGAAACATCAGTCATTGCTGAAACTTTAATAAATCTTACAAGTTTTAAACGGAAATATAGTACTTCAATAGAAACTGTTGGAGGTCCAATAGATGTACTTGCTATTACTCCTAGTGAAGGACCTATATGGGTAAAAAGAAAGCATTACTTTAATTTGGATGATAATTTAGGATATAAATTAAGGAGGACTACAAATGGTTAAGTTGATTAAAGATACTAACACGAGATCAAAAGTTTTTTTAGAGAGTAAAAATTTTTCACCAAGAATCATAGATGTAAGGTCCACTGTTAAAGATTTTATTCCAAACAAAAACAAAAACGTGCATAACAGTTTCAATAATAAAACAAATCATTTGTCACATACTTTTTGAGGTGCTATGTAGACAAAGACCCTAGTGAAAGCTAAAGTCTTTTTTCATTACTTCAAATTCAAATCATTTGCAAAAAATAATCTTTTTTAATATGTTTATATTACAACATGCATTTACTCTAAGAAGAGTGCTAGGTGATTAAGAAGATTGGGGAAGACTATCTTAACGTATGCCTAACACTCTTCGTTTTCTATTGTAACATAGTTATGATTGAATAGATACTTGCGACGAAATTTCGTCAATATATATTCAAGATAGGCTATTGAATTATCAATCAAAATCGATTACACTTTATTTACCTAGAACCTTTCATTTTTATTTCTGTGAACCCACTCTCCCCCGAGAGTGGGTTATTTTTTTGCACAAAAAAGCACAGCGTATTTACATACACTGCGCAAGTGAAACTATGTTTCTACATCGTAATCATTATAGCGTATTTAACGTTCTATTTAAAGACTCGAATTCAATCATAATTTTAGTTTCTCCAATCACCGAATACTTCTTCACAACAAACTGCTCCCGATCATTATACTCGCCAGCAACCACGATTTGCATTCCCTCATCAACGTCAACTAAAAAGTTCAAACTGTGGGCAGCAATAAGACAGTTCACACCGTCAAGAGAGAAACGGACCAAAGGGGTCTTGCTCATTTTCAACATACGTATCTTCGAAACTACACCTTTCATCGATTTCATAACAATCGCCTCCATAGCGTTGTACATAATAGCAACAATCTGTTTTACCTAATACGACAGCGACATAAAATTCAATACATTTTGAGCCGTATAAAGCTTCCTGTGACTCAGAAATGGAGTCAGGAAATTCATTTCTAAACTCAGAAAAAGATAGGTAGCCCTGCTCATATTGACTGATTATGTTCATATCAGTTGCCGCCGGGTTTATACTTTGTGTTAGGGTCGTATTTTCGGAGAATCTTGTCTTACGTCCTAACATGATCAAACAGGTAGTTGTCACCATCTTTTTTAAATACAAACGCCAACTCTTCCGGATATCCGCTGTAACTGCTGGGGATGGTGAAATAGGGTTTGCCGAAGTTCTCCATAGTTCTAACAAATTGATCGTACAATAAGTGTGCAGGACCCATTCTTTCGATAAATTCATAATAGTATCTTTCTAATGCATAGGTTCGTTGGTGCGCAAGTGGTATTTGCATATCAATCACTCCTTGCAAGAATTATACGAACAAATGTTCTTTATGTAAAGAGTGACTAATAATAATTTGAAAAAAACAGTTCTCACTAAGAAAATTTATTTTGCATCAATTTTGCATTAACTTTGAAAAATAGCTTATAAATCAATGTTTGTAATGGGGGTTTTAGGCTTGTACTCTCCTTATGAAGAAACCAGAAGAACCCTTGACTATATAAGGAATGCTTATATATCAAGGGTTCTTGCATTTTTTTAAATATAAGAAAGTGGGAGAAAACTAGAGAAAATAGAATGATTTTGCACCAATTTTGCACGAGATTATGAATTCATGCAAACAGCTCACTCATTGTCGTGCTAACGATTTGAGACTCTTTTTGTTCCATTTCATCAAGAATATGCTGATAAATACCTAATGTCGTTTCAATTTTTTTATGGCCCAAACGTCTGGAAACGTATTTTAGATTAACACCTTGATAGATAAGTATTGATGCATGTGTATGTCGAAGTCCATGAAAGTTTATCGGTTGATCTATTCCAATTTTCTTTTGATGTTTCTTCAACGTTTTGTTTACTGCAGAGTTTGATATCAACTCCATATCGTCATTTAGGAAAACTAGATTTTTCTCATTCTTTAGTATCCTACCAAAATAATATTCACGTTGATGTTTCTTTAATTGTTTTAAAAGGTCAAGAGTGAAGTCGTCAACAGTAATAAGGCGCATTGATTGGTAATTCTTTGTATTTGAAAAGTCTTGTTTGTATACATAGTCCCATGTTTTCTCAACTCTAACAGTTTTATCTTCAAAATCTATACAGTTCCAAGTCAATCCAAGTATCTCCGCATATCGCATTCCTGTAGCAATACCTAAAAGAATCATATATCTAGATACGTAGGTTGGCTTGATGCCATCAATCAAAGAATTTGTGAGTTTTTTGGTTTCATTGTAGCTTAGGAATTTATCTCTATCTGATTTATCTGAAATACCACCACGAGATGAAACCTTATAAGTAGGGTCTTTAAAAATAATTCCTTCTTGCAGTGCATCCTGGATGGCTGCTTTCATATAGATGTGAATTTTAGAGACAGTGGAGGATCGTCTTGTTTTAGCAAATTCATTCAACTTCTGCTGATAAATTTTCCTATTCAAATCTTTAAGTTTTATTCCTTTGAAATTTGCTTCCGCAAATTTTATAGACTTTTCTATATCAGCATCATTTGCTTTTGAAAATTTGCCTTTTCTATAAACTTCATACCATTCTCGAAAATAGACAGGAAATTCTTGATCAGCATCAGAAATTTTAAACCCTTCAGTTAGTTTTTTTTCAATAGCAGCTGCAGCTAAATGAGCTTCTTTTTTTGTAGCGAATTTCCCTTTAGTTTTTGTTTTGTATTTACCATCAGTATCCTTATAAGAAACACGATACTGCCAACCATTATCTTTCTTTTGAATACTAGCCATATTGATTCAACTCCTTAGTTTTGCTACAATAGGCATGACTAAATAAGCCTTACGTTTATTTGGGTCCAGCACGTCCTCGACCGCCAAGAAGAGGGACGTGTTTTTTATTAATTTAAATTATTAACAGCGTAATCAGCCTCTTCTTGTGTGAACTGACCTCCGTATTCAGAAACTAATTGATCTCTAATTCCTTCAGGGGACATTGACATGCTTTCTTGATAACTCTTTGCTTGTTCCAATGCATTAGCATTCCAATCAGCTTTAATGTTATCAATAGCGTATTGCGCTTCTTCAGCTGTAAATTGACCGCCATTTTCAGAAATTAGTTGGTCATAAATTCCTTGTTTAGACAGATGCATCGAATCTGAATAAGATTCAGCTTGTGCCAGTGCGTTAGCATTCCAGTCAGCTTGGATATTATCAATTGCATACTGCGCAGCATCAGGTTGAAATTGACCACCATACTCGGATACTAGCTGATCATAGATTCCTTGTTTGGACATGTGCATTGTATCTGAATATGATTTCGCTTGATTCAGTGCAGATTTAAATTCGCTAGAAACATTATCTTCTGGCTTAGACTCTTTTTCAACAACTGTAGATGAACTTTCTTCTTTAATTGATGAACTCGTCGATTTGTCTGCAACAGAAGAGCTATTTGAAGATTTTTCGGCAGCAGAATCATTATTACCACCAGATAAACCGTTACCCACTATTGCTATAAAGATAATAGCTAGTACCCAAAACCAAACCCTTTTGTAAAATGGTTTCTTAACCTTGTACATTTTACCATCTTCGCCTCTAACTCTTTTTGCCATTTTTCTTTCCTCATTTCTTTGATATAATATATTTGTACAGTCTCAGAAATGAGCAGATCTTTTGGGAGCGGGAACTTCCAAAAGATTTTTTGTTTATCCAAAAATTTTAATAGGTTCCACGAATATAAACTCATTGTCGAATGTAAATTTATAGTTGCGATGATAATGGTATTTACCGTATTTATTGAAATAGTGAATGAGAGTATCTTCAAAAAATTCGGGAGTTACGTTCAGGTGTTCGCTGCATTCATAAATGTTGTTGCATCCATTCAAAGCACAGTCTAAGAGATCATCAAGTGTGATCAGAATTTCAATACCATATCTTCTAGCTTTCCATTCTTCTTTCCAAGCCTCGGGATCTTTATAATTAAGAATATTACCGACTGTTCTTTTGTGATGACCAAATTCCTCAGCTAAAACGACCTTCTTTTTCCTGTTTGATTTAGTTTTATCTAAGTAAATACGGTTATTTCTGTAAAGACCAGTATATCCAGTATCTGCTTCTAGTGGTAATTCGATAACTGGAATATCTCTCGTAACTTTTTCTAAAAGATTTTCAAAATCATCCATCTGCAACCCTACTTGTCATCAAATTTTTTATCTGCTTCATCTAAATATAGATTTAGATCTTCAAATTCTTTTTTAGATAACTTCCTATTATGATCGTCAGAGTGAGCTGCAATTGTGAAAGCTTCTTTTTTCTGTTCTTTTAATTGATCTTCAGCAAATTTATAAACCCGCTCTTTTCGTGCTAAATCAAGTTTATTATAAATAGATTCTATTGTTGAAGGCTGCTGGCTTTCTTCAAAACCTAAAATGAATTCAGAAGATACTCCTAATGCTCTAGCAAAATCCTCAACTCTATTTAAAGGAAATTCTCTTGTTTTGTTGAAGTATCTAGAAATAGCAGATTTTGCCATTCCGACTCTTCTCGCTAGTTCGCTTATTGATATTTGTTTATCTATTCGTATCGAATTTAACAAATCGATAATTTCATCATTACTCCTCAAATTATCACTCCGTTCTTAATAGATTAATTATACCACCGTTCCCAAATGGATACAATATGAATATTATATTTTTATTTGTTGACAATCGGGAACGATTGGTTTATATTTGTGTTGTACTCGAACGGGAACGGAGGTGAGTTGATTATGACTATTGATTTGCAACGATTGAAGGCAGAAAGAGTGGCAAAAGGATTAACTCAAGATCAAATGGCGGAATTGATGGGATGGAAAACTAGAACACCATATGCTAAGAGAGAAAATGGAATTGTCGCTATTGGAGCAAATGAACTGGTAAAAATGGCAGATATTTTAGGATATAGTCCTGATAGTTTGATTATTTTTTTTAAGAAAAACGTTCTCTAACGGGAACGTTTTTGTGAAAGAGGTGGAATATTCATGTCTCAAACCATTGAAATCAATACCCCTATTCAAATTTTAATACCTTCACATTTAAAAGTTGTGGAGATTGAAGAATATGAATCATTAAAGAAAAAAGATTTGATGGGTCAAACATGGACAATGGATGATCTTAAGGAACGGCTGCAAACTACTGACGAAGATTGGATAAAAGAAAAAATCCTTTATCCAAACAGAGAGATACTAGATGTCAGGAACGGCGGTTTTGTTCGTTACTCAAAAGGCAAAGGGAACCCTTGGAAATTCAATGCTTTAGAAATGGCAAAGTATTTGCAAGAAAACTGGGCAAATATCATGTCAGATTGAAAGGAAGTGAGAAGAATGAAAACAGGAATTTTCAGGACAAAATATTCTACAAAAGAAGGTAAATTCACATGTAGATGGATGATGTTATTTGGAAAATGTTACTTCGTAAAACATAAAAAGGCAGCTTAGGTGCAAGCCGCCAAGGAAAAGTTATTTCGTATAGGTTGAGCCATCACAGCGCGGGCACGGTGGAAGCGTGTCCGTGTGATCATCAAGAGTTACTTTTTGACCACAAGATTTACAAGTATACGTTCCTTTTCCGGGTTTTTCTCCGGTAGTATAAGTCATATTTTTCACCTCCTCTAAGGAGATTATACACTAAAAGGATTTAAAAATGACTAATCGCTAAAAATTTAACTTAAACGGGGAAGTGGTGATTTTGTGAATAAGAAATGGTTAGCTACGCTCCATGAAAATCCATTGTATAAAGCACGTCAATTACAAGGGATTGCTTATGCCAGCTTATTGTTAAACGGTATTTTGTTAGCTATTTGTTTCCTATTAATGATTGGAGGATAACTAGATGTTTAAAGAAAGAGAAATTATTTTCACTACTAATCGAATGTATGTTAAGCCATACACTCAAAAAATTAAGTCGATTATCTGGAATAAGTTTGAATCGACATGTGAAGTAGAGGATCGTTCATTTGATAGCGATGAGACACCAACGATTGCTTTATATTTCGTTGTTTCAGATGATCAGTTTCAAAAGTTACAAATGGCCATCCCAAATTTGTTACCGGATCTGGTTAAAAAGGGCGGAATCCAATATGAGTGAAAGCTGCAGGTGATGTAAATGTTGTCGAAGGCGATCGAATATTTGGAAAAGATGCCTGCAATTGTGATGCAGGTTCGTATGAGAAAACGTGGCGAGAATTATGTATACAGTATTGAAGCGAAGACTGAACGAGGTAGAGTAGAAACATTTCAGTTGCGCGGAAGGACTCTGTATCACCATATTTTTCATCTGGGAAAACCAACCGAAGAAAAGGTTCTTTTCCAGTTTTCAGAACAATAAAAAAAGCCGCCAAAATTGGCGACTTCTGAGAATGGTATAACTTATTCCCTGACAAGATAAGTATACCATCCTCAGACTATTTTTGCAAAAAACGCTGCTATTTCGGCGTTTTATCGTCCTTGTATTAGATACTAACTTAACGGACGTAGAAAATTCTGGGGTGTTTGTCATGAAGAAATCATTTGTTAGAGAACGCAGAGTAGAAGCTGGACCATATAAAGAAATCCGACTTTACAGTAGGACGATCGAGCAAGAACGAAAATGCAGAGAACCCAGAGGTAGGAGAAAGAAAGTAACTGGCTTATCTCAAGCAAGATGGAATCAAACCCAAAGTAAAAGAAAGGCTGCTTTGTTCCTATATGCAAACTTTGGAGAAAAAGATTACTATGCAACCTTCACTTATTCTGATCAATTTCTGCCTGAAAAGCCTGCTGATGCAAAGCGTGATCAAGAAAACACTTTGAAAAAACTAAAAAGGCTCTATGAGAAAGAAGGGTTCGAACTCAAGTACATGTGGTTTACCTCTTATCAATACGATGAGGAAGTAGGCTATATCACTCGAATCCATCACCATATCGTTTTAAACAATGGACCATCACGGGATGCAATCGAGAGTATTTGGTCTAAAGGACGAGGAAAGAAGAAGCAGCCTCTTGGTCGAAGGCAAGTGCAAAACATTCAATACGATTCAGATGGGATGCAAGGCTTGGTCAATTATTTAACTGGTCAAGAGAAATGGGAAAATCGTCAGTGGAAGAAAGGTCAAAAGCGATGGTCCAAGAGTCGAAACCTTAAAGAGCCACACGAAACAACGAACGATGATTATTGGTCATTTAGAAAACTAAATAAATTAGGTATGTCCAACGATGATGGAGCAGAGGAAATTCTTAAGAGGTTTCCTCAATACCGGATTTTAGGAGATATATTGAAAATCTACGATGAGGATCGTGGGTGGTATTTCAAAATCGAACTGTTCAGAAATGATGATGGATAGAGAAAGAGGTAGAAATGGAAAGTAAACAAACGTATCTGGTCGCCTGCTTTGATAAATCAGATTGTATCGACATGATGCAGGAAGTCTTTTTGATGTTAAACATTGATGATCAAAACAAAGGGAAATTTTCTCCATGTATTAAAACATTGGAAATCAAATCAGAAGAAAAGGAAATCCGGTTTCTTCAAAATCAGCAAATTTGCGATGCTGCATCAAACAAGTTAAATGATCATTCAGCATACACAGGAATAGTTAAGAGTGATCGGTATTCACAATTCGTTTGTTTTGAAGATAAAGCACATTATGAGCGCATTTACCGAAGAACATTAGATACATTTGGGCAAAACGACAAAGAAGGATTCATTACTGAACTAATGAAGAAAGTAGGTAGAAACGATGTCTTCAAGAAAATACCAAAATAGAGTCAACAATGATTTGGGCGATATCTTTGAAAAAATGATTGATCAAGGTTGTTGGTACTACAGAACAAAAGAAATTGCTTTAATTGAAAAAACGCCTGAACCGTTTCGTGTTAAGAAAATAATCAGCGATGGCAGCATGATCGTTTATCCGATTGGTAAAGCTCAACCAGATTATAAAGGCACTCTCTGGGATGGACGTGCCATTGTTTTTGAAGCAAAGATGACCACAACGAATCGATTAAAAAAATCAGTGATCACACAAAATCAGGCGGCCTTGTTGGATCTCCATCAAAAATTAGGAGCGATGGCAGGTGTTTGTTGCATGATCAAAAAGACCGTTGGGTTTATCCCATGGAGTGATTGGCAGAACATGAAAGCAAAATATGGCCGTCAGTACATTCTTGAAGAAGAGTTGGAAGAATATCAGGTTGCTACGCCGGGCTACATTGATTTTCTTAATAAAACGAATTGGTGATCCTATGGATGAAAGAATAACCAGTTTCAAAGTAGCACGTGTCGAATTCACCATGTTTTGCAAGATACGAGGATGGACGGTTGAGTATTTTTCTAACAATCCCAAGAATTACCGTCAATACTATGCAAGATGTTATGTTCCAGAAAGGGCAGATACCTATCATTTTATTATTACGCTTTCAGGTAAATATTACCGCCTTCTTGGAAATAAGCAGTGGGAGCCTTATGAATATGTGTTTATGCCAGCAGATGCAGGAGGAGATCAAGATGAACCAGAACCAGCGAGCGATGAAGCAGAAAGAGCGTGAAAAAAAGAAGCGTAATCGAGAGCGTGCTTTGAAATTACAACGATTGCTTTATCTTTCTAACCTTGATGATCAAGAGATTGATCCAGTAATTGAGGAAGAGCGGGAAGCATTGCGAGTTGAGCTATGGAGAGGGGAGCAATCCCATTTGCGAATTGTAGAAGTGCTGTACAAAGGCGAAGTGATTTTTACAGGTACTCGGAAAGACGTATGTCGGAAGTGTAAAAAAGCAAATCGAACGATGAGTGATCTATTGCATTATGGTCATGAAGATAAACAAGGACGAACATATCGTTATAAAGATTGGAGTGATGCCATTGCAAGAGAAGTTGATCAATAAAATTTTACTTGAAGTTGAAAAAGAGTTCGATGGCTCACAGTTGAAGGGATTGAAAAACATTCTAACGGTTGAATGTTCTAAGTACTCAATTATTGAGCAACGAAATGAAATGGTTATTTATGATGAAACATCTGATGTTGCCGCTTATAAGCAGTTTTTTGTATCAAAGAAAATACAAGGTCTTTCAAAAGGTACCTTAAATCTTTACATGCAGACAATCGATCTTTTTATGAGGACTGTGCGAAAACCATATAAAGAAGTGGGCACAAATGACATAAGGTTGTTTATTGCAAATAGGGAGATGATAGACAAAGTCAGTAAAGGCACTCTTGCTAGAGAACGGGGCTGTATTGTCCGTTTCTTCAAATGGTTATATACAGAAGAGTATATTACTAGGGATCCGGGGGCGAGGGTAGAAAACATCAAGGTACCTAAGCGTAGGAAACAGGAGTTTAGTGAATTTGAAGTCGAAAAAATCCGATCAGCGGCGATGAAGCCAAGGGAAGTATTGATAATTGAGTTGCTATTAAGTACGGGCTGTCGAGTATCAGAATTGGTTTCACTAAGTTTTAAAGATTACAACAAGGAAAATGATTCCATCACTGTTATAGGTAAAGGTAATAAGCAAAGGGTTCTTTATCTCAATGCCAAAGCTAAGATGGCACTGGAAAACTATTTGCTAAAAGTACCACATGAGGTTGGACCTATTTTCTATGGTAAATACAAAGGACGACAGATGACTGTTGCAGGTGTACAAAAATTAGTCAAACGATTAGGTGATCGTGCAGGTGTAGCAAACGTCCATCCACATAGATTTAGACGCACTGCAGCTACTATGGCTAGAAGACATGGAATGCCGATCGAACTGGTGATGAACTTCTTGGGACATGAATCAATCGACACAACGTTGAAATATTCCATGATTGGCGATGAAGAACTCAAGTTGTCGCATCAAAAATTTGTGAGTTAGTAAACGGAAGATATAAAAGAATGGAGGGGAGCTGGTGAGAGCATTATCTCTTTTTTCAGGGATTGGCGGCATTGATTTAGCAGCAGAATGGGCAGGTATTGAAACTGTAGCATTCTGCGAATATGCTGATTTCCCCAGAAAAGTTTTAAATAAGCATTGGCCTAATGTGCCAATCTTTAAAGATGTTAAGGATCTCAATAGAGCAGCATTAGAGAAAGAAGGGGTTATCGATCGAAACAGAACAATTGAGCTTATTCACGGAGGATTCCCTTGCCAACCTTACAGTGTATCCGGGGAGCAAAAAGGCAAAGAAGATGACCGTGATCTCTGGCCAGAAATGTCTAGAGTTGTCGAAGAACTCAGGCCCAATTGGGTTGTTGGAGAAAATGTTGCTAACTTCGCCAATATGGAACTCGACCGTACGATATCTGACCTGGAAAACTTCGATTACCAAACAACAACGTTTGTACTTCCAGCTTTGGCCGTCGGTGCCGAACATCAAAGGCTTAGAACATTCATTGTTGCCAACTCCTACGGCATCGATGTGGAAAGGTGCAGCGAGATCCAGATACCTTGGGGGGGAGAATTATCGCGGGAGTTTCACGCAAGAAGCTTTGAGGAAATCAATCGAAGATCCGCAGTATATCAACCCAGATTATGCCGAGCTTATAATGGGATTCCCGATCAAGTGGACCGAGTTAAATCATTAGGGAATGCTGTAGTGCCGCAACAAGCTTTCCCAATTTTTGCGGCAATTATGGAAATAGAAAGAGTTGTCAATCCGACGAAATAGCAGAAAGGAAAAAGATTATGGTATATCCGAATTTTGAGAAAGAAAGTGCCACTTGTGCTAATTGCGGCAACGCATTGTTCAATGATGGAGCATGGACTAATCAATCATATTTAACGGTTAGAGACAATTTTATGATAGCTAAGTTTTTCCAGTTTGAAGATGGAACTGACAATATGTTTTGTGATGCAAATTGTCTTGCTAGTTTTCTTTCAGCGGAAGAAGTGGAAATAGCAGAAAGCGAGGAATGAATGTGAGTGAAGAACACAAAATAACTGCAGGTACAATCAGTGGCGCGACTTTTAAAAGTATAGATATTGAACCGTCAATAATAGTTGATGGGAAAAGCTATACCGCTAGTGAATTTAACAAAGCGGTGGAAATGTTAAAGCAACCGCAACTCAGACCAGTAGTAATTCGAGAGAAGAAAGAAGAGCATGCTTTTAGTGAAATAACGAGTGTGCGGTATTGCGTTAGTTGCGAATACACAGACACAGAAATAAAAGGCAAATTTCATCAGTGGATATCCGAATATGCTGCTAACGAGTATGGAGAAAGATCCAACCTATACGCAGTAGTAGAAATGAACGATGGAACAATAGCGCTATATGAGCATGACTTGATAAGGTTTATCGATTAATTCCGCAATCGTAAGCGATAAATGAATGGAGGGATAAACGTGGACAAAGTTAAATATTTAAAACTAAGAAAAAGCCTTATTCGCAGATTGAAGAGAAGACGATTAGAAGTTGCCGAATTTGAAAATAAAAAGCTTACAGACGATGGGCTTTTGCAGTATGGAAAAGCCATTGGCGCAATGTATGCAGTGGAAGATGTCATTGATGATCTAGACAGCCTTTTCGAAGTGACTGTCAGCGATAACGGAAAAAAGACCCACTAGGAGTCTTCTTTGCGAACAATATGAATTCCGTTATCAGCAAGTTGTTCGCTAATACTATGGAATAATCTAAAATTGAATTCCATTTCAAGACAACGAAAGAACTCGTCTTGATATTCACTAGTAATATCGGACGCAGTTTTTAATAAGTCGTTTGGATCGTCTGTCAGTTCAAGTTCGACTGGTAGACACTCCAAATCATTTAAAACGTATTCTGCAGCAGATTTCATAGCAGCACGTGCATCAACAGTAATTTTCATACGATCGCCTCCTGTGGCGATTATATCATGGATGGAGGGATAAAATGGCACCAAAATTTAGATGTTGGTTTAAAGATACTGGAACACAAGCTGCTCACATGGTTGAATGGCATGAATTAAGAGAATTCAAAGCATTGGGGGATTT